TCTATCCTCTAAAAAAATTTTCTAAACACACAACAATATACGTTTATAGAAAAAATAGGAAAAATCTAATTTATATATTGGGTGTATGCAGGATACAATTGCTAAAAGCAACACGCGCGCCACACGCGATTTTTAATTTGTTTGTTTATGTTGGGGCAGGATCTACATAGAAGAACATGATTGGTACATTTAAAAAGTAAAAACATGTATAATCTTCACCAGTAGCAACATATTGATCTAGGACATAAGTAGATGGAGCGATATCCATGGCACTGACAAAATCAGTCATGATAGCCTCATCTTGAGTCCCATCCCTGGTGTTTCTAGCATCAGAATTGACATCGCGAGCGAATGCAAATCTGGAAGCCAGATAATAAGGGAACTCTATTTCCAATCCAGGCTGAGCTGAAGGAACTGTGACGAAGGCGCCAGCAGTCGAACGACTAAGCTTGGTTCTAGAGCAATTATATGCTATATCTGAAACAGTAGCTGCATTATCTGACAGAACTACAGAAGATGTGGAGTAGGCCACATTTTCAGATAATCGGGTTGCCCCAAAAGATGCGATTTCAATATGCCGAGGTGTTGACAGGACCATCTTATATCTCAAACCGCCTCTTCTGCCTACGTAAGCTGGAGTCACGTAAGTTAGAAAGGAGTTTTGGACATAATTGTATGGAACTGGCACCACACCAGCCGAGTGAATACCAGATGTGTCGTATCCTCTATAAAGAGGAAAAGTTCTCTGAAAAATCCGGGTGAGGGCCAAAGTGTCTGAAGATATATTAACAGGCACACCAATATTGATGTACTGTGAATATCTCCTCATCATAGTTCGGAAAGATTTAATAGTTTCTCCAAAGAAAACTAAGTTTTTCTTAGAAGATGCACTACTAATCTCGCCTAACGATGCCACTTCAGATGCTCCAACAGGTGCGCTGTCAGTAGCTTCTAATGGCTCAAAACCAGATTGTGGTTCAAAGTACGACATGTTTGAGAGATGCTCTGAAGATGGACAACCCACCTCAAAATCTTCTCCAGCTCTTATAAAGACATTAACCTGAACATTACTAGATACCGTTGGAGCGGTTAGCTCATTGAGGATCTTAATAGACAAGTTGCCATTACAATAACCAGAGAGATCTAGGGGCAAAGTGGATCCATACCAATCTGTTAGAGTGGTTACTGCTTCAGGACTCAAAACTCGAGCATAAGCTCCAGCCTGAGACCAAGAAACAGCAATCTCAAAATCTGGCTCTACATTAATATCTACAATACGATTGAAGTTAGTAATATAGGTGTCGGCAGTGGTTGGGACTGTAGTTGACGTGGGTTCATAGACCAATCTGAGTCGTCCTCTGTGAAATGCAGAGCACACGACTTGAAATCTAAAAACGAGAGTTCCACTCCAATATTCAAAGGGTAGTGCCACGAATCCCATAGGACTCAAGGCGAAACCACCCAGAGAAGACTTGCCAGGTAGAGTAGGAGTAACCCAGGTAGAAAATAAATTATCTTCAGGATTACCCGCTATTGTCCAAGCGAAAGTGGTTAAATAACTCTCTTTGTATTTTAAATATTCAAAGCTCAGTTCATCAGGTGTACCTCCTAAACCTACAGTAGTGGGATCTATGGTGAGCTCTAATTTGCTATCAACGGAGAGTTTGTAGCTAACATCTGGTGCATCAGTGTTAGCTGCATTTCCCATAACAATATGCTTAACCAAGACCTGATCAGTTATTATATTGGGTCTGGAAAAACCGAATAGTGCTGCTACAGATGCTACTGTAGTAGCAACCATCTCCGTAGCTCTTGCATAAACTCCTATGATTGGAACAGAAGAGAGTTTTGATGCAGCATGAGCAACGGCAGAAGCCGGCTTAGACACAATACCCTGACCATATTCATCACCCATCTGAGGTGTGAACACTTCACTAATAGTTGGTACAGTTAGACTAACATTAACCGCCCACACGTAAGCAGTTAAAGTGATTGGATCTGTGGATCCATTTGAATGTGCTAAATCATTAATTGAATCAATATCGATGACTCCCATTTCAGAGAGAAAAGTATTGATTGGTAAATCGATAGCATTATACAAATGGAAAAATGGTAAACACATACAACCTCCTTGACTTTTCGTTGGATTCATGTAAAGGTGCATTCGCTGGGACTTTCTAATGATGTCCACAGTTTGACCCCCCACATTATTATCAACGGTGTTAAAAGTATGCCACGGATGATATGAAGCCATAACTCTACCATAATGGAATGGTGATCCATTTAACATAAACTTGACCATTAGATCGCACTTTAAGAGTTTGAAATTGTCTAGTTTATCTTTTACGTTAGAGTCTGTGCCCCACAACGCCCAAGGGTTGAATTGTGTTGACAGACCAGCGCCTACATTCCACTGGGTTTCAAAGACCTTTAATGGTCTTTCTAGCCAAGCACCGAGAGATGCAGACTGGTATTGAGCTTGCATGAAGGTAGGATCGGTGTTGGTGGGATTTGAAACAACCCATTCTGGTGTGGCATCATGAAATGCGGTTGTTTGTTCGTTTGTGCACGATTGTGCGTTTAATTGTTGTTGTTCGGTGAACCAGTTACTACTATTATACCGATGATTCGACGTTATAATAGCGCGCCAATTGTTGAAATTAGCTACTTTCTCCGTAAATACGGTTTAGTACGAGGACTAGCTAATATGAAGAGATAACTTCGCTTAGGAACACGGTTTGGGGCGGTACCGTGAAATTCCATACGTGTATCAATCTCCAAACAATTTCTTCAACTTGTAAGTGCATGAATTGAACGCACTGGCGTTATGACTGCTGAGTTCTCAACTCAACAATCTCGTCCCAACTTTTGAACCCATTGCCAATGAGGAACTCAAGCTTATGGTCAGCAATGACCTTAGCTAATTGGTTGTGACGTCGTTCGAACTCTTGTTTACCAAAATGGTAAAATTCGAGATTTGCGCTGCAAATAGCTTCGCAGCACAATTCTCTTTCTGTTAGAGCTTGAGAAGTTTTACCAAAATGTAACATCTTCTTAAAGCTACTAATGTCAAGAGGGGCGAGGTACCTTTTCAGATCTTCATTCCAAATGAAAGATCTCTTCAAAAAGGTCGCCTCTTTCAGGGTGATGTAAGGCACAGATTCATCGTCTTTAGCTGCCATGGTGTAAGTAATACCATAGTTCTTGTAATTCAATGAAATGTTAGTGTGGTTAAATAACGGCACCGCACTGTGCACCCCCATCAGGTTGTCATCTCCGTAGGTGATCAATTTGACATATTGAGAAAATGTCATAACATCATACCAGCGAGAATAGTTGTAGCGTGTGTAAAGGCTGTTGGCAAGACCATTAATGAATACTGTTAATGCCTGGCCAGAAGGATTGATCCCATGAAACATCACCATGTCACCATTATAGTAAACCATGCAATGGATGTTATCTGTAGCTATTCCCCACATGACTTTTATATCCTCTGGAGTGTAGTTATTGGATCTTTGCGCTATCCAAATGAGAAACCCCCAGACCGCATAGAGCACATCAGCCAGCATGGACACATCATAAGATTTAAAGTCACCACCCACTAAGTTATCGTGTTCAAGGTAATCAACAATGTGTGTCCACTCCATCTTGTTGCAATCCACGCCAACCATACACTCAAAAATAAGCGGATGATTAACTATGAGCCTACAAATGGAGCCAAAATACTGTTTCGTCAATATGGTAAACCCAAATTCACACCCGAAAAATATGCGAGGCGGTTTACCTGGTGAACGAGGCTCATCTTTAACGCTGGCCTTGAACACTGGGTATGCACATACACCATTCAGGTATGAAGTCCGCATAGCTTCGACATGGTCTAGAATCACTGGATCAATTTCGAAAGCGTCATAAATACCAGGAAACTTTTCCTCGGTTGCTTTGAGGTACTTAGACTTGGGTCCTGGATAACTGTAACCAGCCGCTGTTTCTTTAGGAACGGCCTTAAGCCCATAAACTCCAGCATAACCAAATGCAGCAGTTACTATGGGGTAGGGATGCACATAACCAGCAAATGCATCAACAGTATCTGTAACCCTGGCTTTTAACTCATTAACACACGAATCGAGAACAGCAGGTTCGAAATTCGAAGCCTGTGGGGTCGTTAGTGGTTTCTCCCAAGCACGTGGATCGCGTAGGTTCGGTTTCTCATGGACAATATCAAGCTCCATGTGTTTCAAGACACACGCACTGATCTCTCTAAAACGAAGCTTAGAGACTGGTGTGGCTCTGCCAGCTTTAGAACTGCCAACATAATCAATACATTTTTGAATCTTGGCAGTGCGCACAACAGATTTGTAGTGCGGTTCGGAGGCCAAACCAGCTTGGTGCTCGAATACACCTTCGTTCACCACAACTGGTTTGAGATATTCCTTAGCCTTTGTGTATTGGTCTAAAGACACACGTTCAAAGAGAGCTTCATTACCTCTACCAGCAGTGTGGACTCCGAG